TCAGGAGCATTTCTGATTAACGCCACCGTTAAGAATCCACCCTTCAACAGCTTCACGAAGGTATGATTTGGGGTGGGTTCTGACTGGCTTCGGAAATCCGTGTCGTTTGGTATAGTTCCAGATTGTCTGACGTGATGAAACACCGAGCTTGTTCATCACTTCTTTCTCAGGAATCAGGCTGGTATCGGTCATCTTAATTCTCCAGGCAAAAATAAACCGCCATCAGGCGGCTTGGTGTTCTTTCAGTTCTTCAATTCGAATATTGGTTACATTGTTTTAATATATGAATAAATAAATTAGCTTTTTTCGTTGCCTTCGCGTTCTTTATTAATTTTAACAAACTCGTTTTTACCACGCTCTCCAAATGCGTCTTTAGAGTCGTTGTATCCGCAATCGCAGCACACATAATCACCAGACCATCCACGCATTGTTTTTTCTTTTGCAATATTTCCAGAACCGCATTTTGGACAAGACATATCACTACCTCCAAAGCATGAGTGAGATGACAACGTAACATTGATTGGAGATTAACAATAGATTGCTGATGTAAAAGATATGTATAAGCTTAGCTATCAAAGAGGAGGTTCTGGTAGTTGCATCCAGTCGGTTACATTGCGACTCTGTGTTTCGAAAAATTCATCACCATTGCGGACAATATCGAAAAACTCTCCGTCTCGATATTGCGCATAAAGAACGAATGCGCCATCACATAAAATAATTACGTGCTGACCATCATCTGGCATTAGCTCACTACAGCTTATCCAACCATCCGGAGTTGCCGGAGAGTTGCCGGGTTCTTTAATGTGCAAACGAGGCTCACCATCTTTTGGTTCAGGCCACTGACGCTCCATGTTGATCTTCAATTTATCTTCCATAGCAGCGGTAATTTCAGCATCACTGATACCGGCACGGCGCTGTGCATCCCACAACAGGAACTGCATATCAGCCCACTCGCTGAGATCGTCAGGTTCGGCTGCGGCTTCCAGAGCCTCTTTTGAGAGGTGTTTCAGTGGACCAATGGGGCCAACGCAGCCAAATGTGGAGTCAGACCATTTGGCATGCTCGTGGCGAATCTGTTCGCGTTCCAGCGATGCCAGTGCAATTCGTGCCACTTCCATTTGTTCGCCACGAGTAAGTCCGTTATCAAGCGGATTTTTAATGAATAATTTGATACGTTCTTTGGTTATAGCGCTCATATCACTCTCCTTTGATGCGAATGCCAGCGGCACGGGAATCATTCCATCGCTTTACTTCTTCACGAATTACGTCAATGCATTCTTTCGAATCCATTAGGTAATCTTCATCAAAAAGCCTTTCCTGTTCGTTTTCTATCGCAACAATGATTGCTTCAACTAACTTTTGTGCCTGAGAACCACTTTCTAACTCTGCAATGCGCTTCTCTGCGGCTTCCAGCTTCTCGCGCATATCGTCAACGTACTCGACCAGAGATCCGCCAGCAGGAATTTCGCACTCCTCGACCAGTTGGAAGTAGATATCAGCTGCGGCCCGTGTGTTGCTATGCCTAGCGTCGCCCATCTCACCTTCACGAAGAGCATCGCGTTCGGCGGTAAGATTGGCTATTTTGCTGTCTTTGCCTTCCAGCTCAACGCGCAGCCTCCCAACCGTAAGCGCAATATCCTCGTTCTCCTGGTCGCGTGATTTGATGTATTGCTGGTTTCTTTCCCGTTCATCCAGTAGTGCCAAAGCAACCTTTGGATTAAAGGCAGCAATAAATTCAGCGTTGTTTTTCAGAACGTGTTGCGCAATGGCCTGACTACTTAGTCGGACCTCATAACCACGTGCGCCACGGTGTGGTTTATATGAGTCCCAGTCTCCCCACGTTGCTTTCACTGCCGCCTCACGCAGTGCCTGGTAATTAATTTCGCTCACTGGTTGCCTCCTTTGCGCCACATCGCATTCAGATATTTGTTTTGATTCACTGACGGAAAAGAATTTCTCTTAAGCAATTCCTCTCTCGATGGCATTGGCTTTACTCGTTGGCGAATAATCATTTCTGCCGGAAGAATGCCGGGATTGTATGCAAGTCCTCTCATGGTAAATTCCTCAGTCATTACTGATAGCGCCATAGCGTGAGCGGTAATTACGCAGGCGCGGGTCGATATATTCAGGGAAGTGGGTATATGTGGCTTTGCGGAATGGTCGGATTGATGTCTGGTAAATTCGCTCGCGTTCTTCTTTCTCTGCAAGCCATATACAGTGGCGAAATTCCTTTTCCTCTTTCGTTTCCTGCGGTAGCGACATTATCCGATCGTAGTTTTTTCTGAATTTATCCAGCACCTCCGATACGGAATTGCCGGAACAGCGGCGCGGGTCATCCGCACCATACAGAGGCGCTGGCATAATGGAATCCTTATGTTGCTAATTTAGAAGGGAATTGAATCGTCGTATTCAGGATGATTTTGATGATTGCTACTTTGTTGCTGTTGGCTGTTTCCTGAAGTTGCAAATCCAATCTTTGCATTCAGTAATTCAAGAGTGATTGATTGACCATTTTGCCCCTGATAAACATCAACCCTGATGTTTTCTCCGGTAATTTCTACAATGCCACCTTCAACAAGAACACTACGGTAGTAATCCGCTTGCGCTCCCGGCTTGGCAAATACAACGGCGCTGTAGTTTGTCCATTCTTTCTTTTTTGTCTGGCGATCGTAATACTGAACGCCAGCACGGATGTTGAATCCGATATTTTCCCCGGCCTGAAACTCTCTTGCGGGCTTGTTTAGTCTTACAGTAATCGAATGTGCCATTAAGCAGCCGCTCCTTCTAATTCGTCTCGTCTGATGTTGTAAACGTCCTGCGCTTTGTGCTGCTCCGGTGTGCCTTCGAGCATCTTCCACGCTTTGGCGAACGCCTGTTTAAGCTCTTCTACGGTGTTTTTCTGCAATGCTGCGTCAGTGAATGCTTTTAGAACCTGTTCAGATGTAGGTGATGGTTTTGATTGCTTTGCTGCTGCGTTCTGCTGATGTTTATGCTCGTCGGTATCTGCATCTTTCGCATCATCAATGCCGAACAAACCATTGAGGCAATACTTGCGTGCATAAGAGCTTGTAGCTCCAGTAACTTGTGCAGAATCCATTCCTTTCTTGCTTTCTTCCTCTCGTGCAAGGGCGGTTGCTGTATGACTGTTTTCGCCATCAGTAATAGTTGCTGTTGCTTTCACGTAATACCGATCACCAATCAACACAACTTCATCGCTGATTGATAAAAACAGGCCATTCAGTAACGGCTTAACGCCTTCAAGAATGTCTTCGCAGCTTCTGTATTTATATTTACCGAATGAGTTGTACTGATTCTTTGGCGCGTTCAGATTCTCCTGAATGGCTGCCAGTCTTGCGTAAAATTCTTTGCTCATATGTTTGTTCTCAGAATGGACACGGCCCAAGGAAATAACGCTGATTTAATACTTCGACTCGGGACAAATTAAGGCATACCCGCATTCCTTCGCGGTCACCATTATGGCGATACCAGAGAGCTTTCTGCGTGTACATGCGTCTCTGTAACTTGCTCTCCTTCACTGTGGTTGCAAGTGACATGAATATCTCCTTCGTTACCGATTAAATCTTTCATCTGACGAATGAATTCTTCGTCTGACCAGTTATCTGTAAAACTCATTTCCTGCGATACCACGGAAGGTTGATAGCTGATTTCATCGCTTTATTTGCTTCAATCCACATTTTTGAATCACCAATAAATCTGGCTATTACTGCTTTGTTCTGTGCTGCACGAAGCATCTGGTGATTGATGGCTATTTCATTGCGCATAATAAGACCTCAACTCTTTTCCATCCGTCACGTAATTTACGGGTGATTCGTTCAAGTAAAGATTCATTTAATTGGAAGGCACCCATGCGAGCGCCTCCCGCGATTGCGTAAATCATGGGTGGTTCCTTATGTTGGTTTTATTAGTAGGTTATTTTTGTTGCGAATACTTCGCCTTTTACGATGGCTGTTATGATATTTTTAGCAACATCTTCTGATGCACCAACCTTGATAAGGTCAGCAAGTATTTTGTTATTTACTTCTTTCCGGTGAGCTTTATCCTTTGCTCTACGCTCTTCTTCGTCCTTGATTCTTTTTTCTTCTGCTATTCTGGCTTGCTCTTTTGCTTCAGCTTCGCGCCGGATTCGTTCAGCCTCCTCCTGTGCTTTTCGGCGTTCTGCTTCAATTGCCGCCTGCTTTTCTCTTTCAGCTCGTTCTGCTGCCTCTTTTGCTTTGCGCTGTGCTCGTTGCTCGGCTTCAATGCGTTCACGCTCTGCACGTTCCGCTGCGGCCTTAGCTTCTGCTTCTCGCCTTGCTGCTGCTTCAATTTCGGCTTTTGCCTTTGCTTCGGCTTCTGCTCTGGCTTTCTCTTCAGCTTCTCTTTTTAAGCGTTCTTCATGCTCTCGCTTTTCCTGCTCCGCTTTGAGTCTTGCCTCTTCTCTTTGGCGGTCAAATTCGCGATCCATCAAAATCGCTATTTCATGGTCAGACTCAATTTGCTTTGCGAGAGCTTCAGCTGCTGCCTTAGCTTCTTCTTCGGCTTTAATCCGCGCCTGTTCTTCCTCATAATCAGTAAGAGGCTGGCGCGCCTTGGCTTTCAGCTCATCAAGGCGATCACGCACTGTCTTGCGGTTGGCATCAATTAGCTTTGGAATTTCCTTCAGTTCAGCAACAAGGTCTTTGCCAAGACCATCGAGATATGTTTTCGTCTGCGCAACTTTATACGCCAGAGAAGCGATCTCCTTTCTGCCCTTTGCCGTTGTGATATCAGGCACAAAGGACATAACTTCACGTTCAACCTTTTGAAGGATTTCTTCAATCTGGTCGGCAGACTGAAATACAGTCATTGCATTTGCTTTTTCAATAACAACTAAATCTGTTACTTCACTCATATATCCTCCATCAAAAAAATTGCCCTCACATCGGAGGGCAAAGAAGATTTCCAATAATCAGAACAAGTCGGCTCCTGTTTAGTTACGAGCGACATTGCTCACATAGCAGACTCGTAAATCTGCTATAGGCGCTTATTCGCATCGCATGACAACATCAAATTTTTCGAGATTACTTTGTCGCAACAATCCTTCTTCTACGCGGTCAGCTTTTCTATAATTATCAAATTCGAAATGTTTAATTACTTCTTTTGTTTCTCGCTCTATAACTTCAACAATGTATTTCTTATTCATCATTCTTCCCCAAGAGCTTTTCTGATTGCTGCAAGACCTTTATTAACAGCTCCATACCATTCTGGATATGTTGTCGTTGTTCTATTTTTGGTTTGCTTAAGTAATAACTGAAGTGCTTCGAGAAGGTCAGGTGCTGCCGCTATTAGATTGGCATCTTCAATGCATTGAACTTCCTCACAGATTGCAATATACGAACGCCAGCCTGTGCCATTTTCAAGTGAGTCTGCCTGGATGATTTTAATCTCATCGCCATCCATCATTATTTCCCACTTACCTTCAGTACCTTTAAATTCCATGTTAGCCTCTGTTGTTTATGCCAAAAATAAAGGCCGACTATGCGGCCTCGGAAGGAAGTCCAATCATCTTATTCAAATCTTCTACCCGTAAAGCAGGAAGTGCTGTACTTGCTTTATCTGCTTCTTTTGGTAGCAACTCTTTGCTTTCAGGCCAAACCTCAATAAGTCGCTTAACTGTTGTGACTGAGTTTAAAGCAGCCCATACATTTGATTCGATATCCTTTTTCTTTGCTTCAAGTTTTTGTTGTAATGAGCAGATTTCATCAAACCTTTTTGTTATTTCGTGCTCTGCGTCAAACATGCATTTATCTTTTGTCGGAGTAGGGAGCAATATATCTTCGCCGTTGCCGTCTTTCCCATATGAATGCCAGCCAACCCTTCTTCCAGATACAGTCAGATAAATCGAAGTAGAACGAACATCGCATGAGTAAAATGAACATCCCATCTTCTCAAGTTCTTCACTTATAGCTGCTAACTTGGATGATAACCGATCCACTTCCTCAGTTTTCTTTTTACCGCCAAACGCAATAACTCTGGCGTCAAGTGCAAGCTGGTTCTTTAACTTTGTTACTTCTTCAAGTTCAGTGAAAACCCCAGACTTAATTAAAGCGTTACGAGCGATTTCCTCTTTCATTCTCGTAGTTAAGCGGATTGATGACATATTAATTCCTCTCAAATAAGTGGTTTGCTGCCTAATTTCATTTTCTGGCGACCAACACAAGTAACACCCATTTCACTGCGTGGCTTGCGGTAGCTCTACGAGAATCTTGTTTGCTTGTTCTTCCATATATCACCTCAAATAAGTGGTTTGCTGCCAAAACAATGAACCATCCGGAAATTCCAGATAGTTCATAATTCACTCTTCAATACTTCCAACTTACTAATCGCCGATAGATATCCGCGCTGATAGGGCATCATCATTCCTTCGAGCTTGCCACTTCTTAACTCCTCCCTGAGCAATTGTATTGCTTGATCAATAACCTCTGCCTTAGCGTCCTTTATGGCTTGCTTGCGGGGCTTTGCTTTCTGCTTTGGCAGATTTCTCAAGCATGATGGAATGTATGTCTGATTCATCACTTACCTGGCTGTCAGTTGTTTTGATTTCCGGTAGCCTGCCGCGTAAAGAGCTACGTTTGGCAGGCAAATACTTCCACTGCATTCTTCTGCCTTCTTGCAGCGAAGGCTTCCGAGTGATGCTGCTTTGTCTGCTCTGACGCAACTAGAGAGCTTTAGCGCAATTTTTCGCGCCAGTCGCTGTTCTTGCATTGCCTGCTCACGTTGAGCCTGTCTGCGTGCTCTGCGGCGATTTCTGGCGTTATCGTCAGCCAGATATGTAATGACTACTGTCATGTTGACCTCCGATGATTGACTTTGGCGGTGACGCGCCGGGTGCTTATCTTCCGGTTGCCGTCGTGCAGCTGCACTTCACGTCACCCCAAAGCCAACTACTCTTTGGTTCCCGCATTTCGGCGGGACAATCCCATCAATGCTAAAGAGCCTGCCAATCTGTTCCGTTTGGCTACCAGCGTCCTGCTGATGGCTTAAAGATAACTTAGGTTATAGGTGTGGTCAATAACCTAATTTATATTTTGTGGTAAATAAGTTATAAGTGATGGATAACAAAGGTATTTTATTTTTGTAAATGTTGCTGATTGATTGGTGTTTGAGGGCTTGCGTGCGGGGTGAAGGTGTTACCTTTGGCTTGATGCTTGTCTATGATGATGATGGGTGATTGGGTGGTGAACGGCAGGAAAAGAAAACCCGGCGCTGAGGCCGGGTGTTTTTAGTCTTTTCTTTTGCTTAGCATTTCGTCGATTTCTAAGTCAATACGATATTGATCTATTGCTTTTCTCTCGTTTGGGGTTGGTATTTTATACTGTTCAATTAGATCTGTTGTGTATTTTATTTCATCTAATGTGATTTTTATATCAGAGAGAATCTCTTTTATATCAATTAGATGCTCTTCTTCTTTTGCGCGATTAGAGCTATGTTCAATCACTTGAGATAGCTTTTTACTAATGCTTAGCAAAACAAAAAGAATGATGACCAAAACAACAACAAAAACTATCAGAAATTCCATTATCCCTCCGCACTTCCGTAAGTCTTCTTCTGATTATCGGTTACCAACTATGAGACGACCAGAATACTCTGCCAATAATCCTTACGGTTTCATGAAATTCATCTCTATCCATTACTTCATCCGGGTACTCTTCGCGATTTATTGATCTGATTATCACCGATGTAGGGGTGGCGATTAATGTTTTTACTCGTAACAAATCAGACTGGCAAATAGCGTAGGTTTTACCATCTCTGATGGTGGTATCTTGCGTGTTAACACCAACAACATCGCCATCGTGAAGCGTTGGTTCCATGCTTTGCCCTACAACCCTAACTAGCTTGGCTGATCTTTCAGATACTCCCATCTTTTTCAGATAGTGCTTTCTGAAAACCAAAGAGAACTCCGATGATTCCTCTAGCTCGCAGCTACCGCTTCCAGCTGAAAGCGAAACGTTAAGAAGAGGCAACGCAACAAACTCGTCATCGTTTCTTTTAATGTCTTCCCATACCACAGCTTTTAAAGATGACTCACGGAAATTGGATGGTTCTTCATGTGCACCATCCCTCATTTCACCAATACCAGAACTAAGCCATTCAGGGCGCACTTTTAAAGCATTGGCTAATTCAACCATCTTGCGAGATCCGTTTGTTTTACCGGACGACATCTTCTGTATGGCTGGCTGAGATATTCCAACCATGTCAGCAAGCTGTGATTGTGATACCCCTGCTGAGCTCATGGCTGCATTTAGTCTTTCTGCGAATGTTTTCATACCCACAAATCTATAACTACGGTTATCCAAAGTAAAATAACAAAGGTTATTGCTATTTTTTATAACTTGAGTTATCTTTGGTTATAAGTAATGACCACAAGAGGTATGCTCATGAATTTAGTAATTCAACGAGCCTTGAAAATTGTCGGTAGCCAAAAGCGCCTTGCCGACAAGTGTGGTGTAACGCAGCCAGCAGTACACAAATGGCTGAAAGGCGGGTTGGTCTCTCCAGAGAAAGTTACCGCCATCGTTAACGCCACTGGAGGGCAGATCAAGGCTTACGAAATTCGCCCCGATTTGCCACACCTGTTTCCAAAACCGAATCAGGCAGCATAAGTAACACCGCTCTTTAACAGTCATGGTCCTCATTCCCGCCGAAATGCGGGAATACAACGCGCATAAGTTGATGCGCATAACTTCTTATTTGTTAAGGAAATACTTACATATGGTTCGTGCAAACAAACGCAACGAGGCTCTACGAATCGAGAGTGCGTTGCTTAACAAAATCGCAATGCTTGGAACTGAGAAGACAGCGGAAGCTGTGGGAGTTGATAAGTCGCAGATCAGCAGGTGGAAGAGGGATTGGATTCCAAAGTTCTCAATGCTGCTTGCTGTTCTTGAATGGGGCGTCGTCGACGACGATATGGCTCGATTGGCACGACAAGTTGCTTCGATTCTCACCAATAAAAAACGCCCGGCGGCAACCGAGCGTTCTGAACAAATCCAGATGGAATTCTGAGGTCATTACTGGATCAATCCACAGGAGTCATTATGACAAATACAGCAAAAATACTCAACTTCGGCAGAGGTAACTTTGCCGAACAGGAGCTAAGAGTGGCTGATATCGATGATGGTTACACCAGATTCGCTAACGAGCTGCTGGAAGCTATCGCAAGTGCCGATTTAACCGCTCGCCAGTTGAAAGTTATGCTGGCCTACGTCCGGAAAACATATGGCTTCAATAAGAAAACAGATCGAATAGCCGATGAGCAAATTGCTCAGTTAACAGGACTGTCAAGGCAGAATGTTAACAAGGCTAAAAAAGAACTGATTTCAATGAATTGCCTGTTTATGGATGGAAATAAAATCGGTGTAAACAGGGAGGTATCTGCGTGGCAATTCAGCAAGTGTCTCCAAGTTAGCAACTTTGTCTCGAAGTTAGAGACAAAAAATGTCTCCAAATTAGAGACACTCAATGTCTCGAAGTTAGAGACACACAAAAGACATTCTTTAAAGACAAAAGAAAATATTAATAAACCCCCTATATCCCCCAAAAAAGTTTCTCAGAAGTTCGACCCGCTAGAAACAGAGTTGCCTGATTGGTTATCAGCAGAAACATGGTTGTCGTGGGTTACCTATCGCAAGGAGATAGGTAAGTCGATCAAGTCTAAGCAAAGTGTCACTCAGGCTATCAACGTTCTAAGCAGAAGTCTGGAGAAGGGATATACACCTGAAGAAATTATAAACCAGAGCATCGCCAGTGGTTGGCAGGGGATTTTTGAACCCAAGACTCCAAAGGGGAAATCTCAACCGAGGCCGCAGCAGCGAGCTATGCAGGAAAACTTTGCCGCCAAAGATTACGGGCAAACTGAAATGCCTTCATGGGCGCAGGAGTGAATATGAATACGACAAATGGTTACAATCTGGCACTGCAAAGGCAACTTGTAGACTCAAAAATCAATGACATTTCTGATCTGAAACAGAAACTTGAGTTTAGCAAAATTGGATCAGCATCAGATGGAATGTCAGTTGCCAGCACAGTGGAAGAGTGCGAGAAACACGGTAAATATACTTCCTATGAGAAATATCTGACCATCTCAGGAAAAAGAATTACTTCAAGTAAATCTGAGTGCCAACAGTGCCTTGAGGAGAAAATTCGTAAGAAAGAGATTGAACGTGAGCAGGCAGAACAAAGAGCAAGACAATCAAAAATTGAATATTTGTTGAATTCTCTCAATATTCCAGAGAGGTTCAAAAATTGCACTCTTCAGAATTATGAGCCTGTTAACGATGATGCAAAGCGAGTTCTTAAGGTTTGCCAGGCATATGCCAGTAAGTGGCCTGAACGCCTTCAAAAAGGTGGCGGACTGGTCATGTGTGGTAAGCCTGGAACTGGAAAGAACCACCTTGCACTGGCTATTGCTAGGCACGCCATTATCGAGCATCAAAGCTCTGTGATATTTACCACTGCGTTGAAAATTGCCAGAGAGTACAAATCAACATGGTCTAAGGCCGCAACCAGAACTGAAGAAGAAGTCATTAGGCAATTTACGCATCCTGACTTGTTAATAATCGATGAGGTTGGCGTGCAGTTCGGCAGTGATGCTGAAAAGCTAATCATGTTCGAAATTATCAACACCAGATATGAATACATGAAGCCAACAATCCTGATTAGTAATCAGAGCAAAGATGAACTTTCGGCATTCATTGGTGAGCGTGTTATTGACAGGATGAATGATGGCGGCGGGTGCACTCTTGCGTTTACATGGGATAGTTACAGGAGCAGATCGTGACTGGAAAAGAAATCATCCTGGAATATCTGAAAACTCATGAACAATTCTCCCCACATGAATTAGCACTGATCACCGGAATACCAAATAACAGAATCGCTCAAGCAGCAAGGCATATGGTGAAACAAGGACATTTGAGTGTTGTTGAGCGTAAGTGGAAGACGGTTATTTATGCAAAACGCAAAGTGAAGAAGGAGCCAATTAAAAGAAATCCAGATGGTACGGGGTGGGGATGTGCAAATCCAATGACGGCGTTTATTAATAGGGCGCTTATGGAGGTAAGGCAATGACCATCTACATCACTGAGCTAATAACAGGCCTGCTGGTAATCGCAGGTCTTTTTATTTGGGGGAGAGGGAAGTCATGAAAAAACTGACCTTTGAAATTCGATCTCCAGCACTTCAGCAAAATGCTATTCACGCAGTACAGCAAATCCTTCCAGACCCAACCAAACCAATCGTAGTAACCATTCAGGAACGCAACCGCAGCTTAGACCAGAATCGAAAGCTTTGGGCTTGCCTTGGTGACGTCTCTCGTCAGGTTGAATGGCATGGTCGCTGGCTGGATGCAGAAAGCTGGAAGTGCGTTTTTACAGCTGCATTAAAGCAGCAGGACGTTGTTCCTAACCTTGCCGGGAATGGCTTTGTGGTAATAGGCCAGTCAACCAGCAGGATGCGTGTAAGCGAATTTGCGGAGCTATTAGAGCTTATACAGGCATTCGGTACAGAGCGTGGCGTTAAGTGGTCAGACGAAGCGCGACTGGCTCTGGAGTGGAAAGCGAGATGGGGAGACAGGGCGGCATGAGACGACAGCGACGAAGCATCACCGACATCATCTGCGAAAACTGCAAATACCTTCCAACCAAACGCTCCAGAAATAAACGCAAGCCAATCCCAAAAGAATCTGACGTAAAAACCTTCAACTACACGGCTCACCTGTGGGATATCCGGTGGCTTAGAGAACGTGCGAGGAATACAAGGTGATTGACCCAAATCGAAGTTACGAACAAGAAAGCGTCGAGCGGGCTTTAACGTGCGCTAACTGCGGTCAGAAGCTGCATGTGCTGGAAGTTCATGTATGTGAAGCGTGCTGCGCAGAACTGATGAGCGATCCGAATAGCTCAATGTACGAGGAAGAAGACGATGAGTGAGTTAATGAATGGCAATGCCATCAAAATGACAAGCATTGAAATCGCTGAGTTGGTGGGTAAGCGTCATGACAATGTGAAACGTACCATCGAAACGCTGGCTAAAAATGGTGTTATCCGGCTTCCTCAAATTGAGGTTTCCGAAAGAATCAATAACTTAGGGTTCAATGTTCAGTACGAGCATTACGTCTTCGAGGGCGAACAAGGAAAGCGAGACAGTATTGTCGTTGTAGCCCAGTTGTCGCCGGAATTCACCGCTCGCCTTGTTGACCGCTGGCGAGAGCTTGAAGAAGCTGCGGTTAATATCCCCAAAACGCTACCGGAAGCGTTGCGCCTTGCTGCTGATCTTGCTGAGCAGAAAATGCAACTGGAAAACCAGCTCGCAATTGCCGCACCTAAAGTTGAGTTTGCCGATCGCGTTGGCGAGGCCAGCGGAATTTTGATTGGAAACTTTGCAAAGGTTGTCGGTATTGGTCAAAACAAACTGTTTGCATGGATGCGCGATCACAAAATCCTTATTGCTTCAGGTTCCCGGCGAAATGTGCCAATGCAGGAATATATGGAGCGCGGCTATTTCACAGTGAAAGAAACAGCGGTCAACACAAATCACGGAATACAGATATCGTTCACCACAAAAATCACCGGGCGCGGTCAACAGTGGCTGACCAGAAAGCTGCTCGATAACGGAATGCTGAAAGTAACAGGGGAGGCTGCTTAATGGCTAACCTACGCAAAGAAGCACGCGGCAGAGAATGCCAGGTACGTATTTACGGCGTATGCAATGGCAATCCTGAAACTACAGTTCTGGCACATTACCGGATGGCTGGAATTTGCGGAACGGGAATGAAGCCTGACGACCTGATCGGCGCATGGGCTTGTAGCGCGTGTCACGATGAAATCGACCGACGCACCCATAATCTCGACAACAAAGACGCCAGACTTTACCACCTCGAAGGCGTGATCAGGACGCAGGCGATACTGCTGAAGGAGGGGAAGATTAAGTCATGAACGAATATCAGTTTGTGCTTCCATACCCGCCATCGGTGAATACCTACTGGCGAAGACGGGGAAGCCAATACTACATCAGCGATAAAGGCCAGAAATACCGAAAAGACGTTCAGCAAATCATCCGCCAACTCAAGTTAGACATTTTCACCAAATCACGACTCCGTATCAAAGTCATCGCAGACGTTCCAGACTCCCGCCGCCGCGACCTCGACAACATCCTGAAAGGTTTACTCGACTCCCTTATCCACGCCGGATTTGCGGAAGACGACGAGCAATTCGATGACATTCGCGTAATTCGTGGTGTGAAAGTACCAGGTGGAAGACTTGGAATAAAAATCACCGAACTGGAGAACGCATGAACGCCACAATTCAAACGATACCAGAGCTTCTTATCCAGACACGAGGCAATCAGACCGAAGTGGCGAGGATGCTTTCCTGTGCAAGAGGAACAGTGCTCAAGTACAACCGAGACAGCAAAGGTGAGCGTCACGTAATAGTTAACGGCGTCCTGATGGTAACGCCAGGCAAAAAGGGAAGATGATGAGCATAAGAGAACTAAACCTCACCAAAGAACAGCACGATTGGCTGAATTGCTGGCTTGAACTGTGGGGCGCATGGGTTTATTCAGGTCGTCTGGAAAAGCGCATGAGCAGCGTAATAGCGAAGTTCATGGAGAGCGTAGAGCCGGGAAGAGTTATGACAAGGCCAATGTGCAATGATGATGATGGAATGTTGATTTCTCAGGTCGTCGATTCCGTCATGTACATTGACAAGAAAGCCTTTGGCATCCTCCTCAGCTACTACGCTCATGGTTCATCTAAGCGAGCAATTGCATCCTACTATCACGCGACTGCAAAGCCACGCAAGATGTGTGGACGTGGTGGCGAGGGATGGAGAAAACCTTCACTGGCAACCTGTAGAAACGAAATTGACGACATCCTGAAAGCGTCGTTATTTGTTTTGTACCAGCCAATGCAAAATGCTTTCAAAATGCGTAAACGTGTTGAGAAAGTTAAGCATGTTGCTGTTAAAAGCCTTGACATGCAATTATCCATTTAGCCATAATTAGAAGATAAGCTGCCGTTAGTGACTCTTAAGTTGCAATGGTGGCTTTTTTTGTTTGCACAACAGGTAAGAGCATTGAACCCGCAGACCTCGCGGAATTGGTGAAAGGTGCCGCGCAGTGCTCTTATCGTTGTGGTGAAGCTCAATGGCGAGCTAGCAGATAGGCGACAGTGAAAATACTAGTCATGTAGCTGACCGCCGCGCGTACTGCAATCGGCAGCGCACCGATGGAAGCCGGTTCGATTCCGGCCGCCACAACCCAAACTGAGCCGTAGCCACTGGCTATCCTGAATTCATCAGTGATAGTTACGCTGCGGCCTTCTACACATGATCTTCGTGAAAGCGGGTGGCAGGAGGTTGCGCTAACAACCTCATGCCGTTTTGCCCGTGCATATCGGTCACGAACAAATCTGATTACTAAACACAGTAGCCTGGATTTGTTCTATCAGTAATCGACCTTATTCCTAATTAAATAGAGCAAATCCCCTCAATGAAGGGGTAGAGCATGTACCGTATGGACAAAATCAGAGAATGGTTCAGTTACAGCTTCGGAGGACTGACTGCGATGGGTGGCATTCTCTCCCTGAATGACTGGGCTGTCATCATTGGTATTCTTTGTACTGTCGGCACATTTGGCATCAACTGGTACTACAAGCGCAAAGAGCGCGAGGACAGATTGAATGGCAATGTCACCGGCACTACGAAATAGCGTAATAGCGGCGATAAGTGGCGGGGCTATTGCTATAGCATCTGTGTTAATCACTGGGCCAAGTGGTAACGATGGTCTGGAAGGTGTCAGCTACATACCATACAAAGATATTGTTGGTGTATGGACTGTATGTCACGGACATACCGGAAAAGACATCGTGCTCGGTAAAACGTATACCGAAGCAGAATGCAAAGCCCTCCTGAATAAAGACCTTGCCACGGTCGCCAGACAAATTAACCCGTACATCAAAGTCGATATACCGGAAACAACGCGCGGCGCTCTTTATTCGTTCGTCTATAACGTGGGCGCAGGCAATTTCAGAACATCGACGCTTCTTCGCAAAATCAACCAGGGCGATATCAATGGCGCATGTGACCAGCTACGTCGCTGGACATACGCTGGCGGTAAGCAATGGAAAGGGCTGATGACTCGCCGTGAGATTGAGCGTGAAGTCTGTTTGTGGGGGCAGCAATGAGCAGAGTCACCGCGATTATCTCCGCTCTGGTTATCTGCATCATCGTTTGCCTGTCATGGGCTGTTAATCACTACCGTGATAACGCCATCGCCTACAAAGAACAGCGAGATAAAAAAGTCAGTGAGCTGAAGCAGGCGACCGCCACCATTACTGACATGCAGCAACGCCAGCGTGCTGCTGATGTACTCGATGCTAAATACACGAAGGAGTTAGCTGATGCGAAAGCTGAAAATGATGCTCTTCGTCGCAAGCTTGATAATGGTGGCAGGGTGCTCGTCAAAGGAAAATGCCCTGTGCCATCCTCAGACGAAACCTCCGGCGCCTCCGGCATGGGCAATGATGCCACCGTCGAACTCTCTCCAGTTGCTGGACGAAACGTTCTCGGTGTCCGGGACGGAATTATCCGCGACCAAACAGCACTGAGAACGCTTCAGGAATACATCAGGACGCAATGCCTTCGATGATAGCGATAATTTTACTCATCATCCTTCACATCTGGCTCTGTAGACAGGGTGGTGATCACTTCTGGAGTGAATCCAGATTAAACATCTCATTGCTGATGCTTGAAGTTGAGCATCTGGCGCGCGGTAAGGGGCTGCGTTGAGATAAGAGCCAGTTCATTACAAAGCCTGTCTACGGGTGGGCTTGATAATGAAACCGGAATTTATTCTGGGCAACCAGTTACGGCAGTACCGCAAAACAACCCAAGCCAGTAAGTGGGGAAATAACACTGGCAGCCACTGAAAGATGAACCTCCTGCCTTATGGCAAAAAAGATTCTTTGTGGTGGCGGACTGATGGAAAGACATCCTAATCAAGCAACCACTCTACAGGGTCATAATTATGAACGACCAGCAAATCGAAAAAGAAATCGTTGAGAAAGGCAAAACCGCTCCGAGAATCACTCCGCAGCACATCGAAGACGTGATTAAAAGCGAGCATTACTTTACTGCTTATGATGGACGTAATGGTGCCATTTCCAGCAACGAATATTGTGGCAGGGAAAAACCAGAAGAAGGCGATCGTGATTTATCACCATTGAAGTTGCTCACTTTCTGCGTACTGGTGCTGAAGAATGGCTTCACCGTCACCGGAGAGAGTGCCTGTGCAAGCCCGGAAAACTTTGATGCAGAAATTGGTCGGAAGATTGCCCGGCAAAATGCTGTAAACAAAATCTGGATGCTCGAAGGTTACTTGCTGAAGCAGAAGCTAAGCGAACAGTAGTTATTACAAAAGCCATTCCCTACAGAGTGGCTTTGATAATGGCTTATACCCTACACGGGATAACTTAACTGATATCCCTTTTAACGGATAAACGGAGCCAACAATGGCAGAGATTATTCCCATGACTGAAGAACAGAAATTCCAGTTAGAGATTTACAAGCTGGTCATGAACCAGAACGCAGCCGCAGAAGAAGCATTTCAATTCATCGGCACTGACGAGTTGAAGCTTGAGCTATTCAAAATTCACTTCCAGTCAGGTGGCGCTAATTCAGATATCACGACCCGCACTATCGAAGCGGTGCGTAAATCGAAGGAAGCGTTAGACCTGTTCACTACCGGAGCATGATGTGAGCCGCGTAATCAATTTGGGTAAGGAGAAGAAATTCCCAATTACTCAAGAGCTATACGAGCGGCTGGAAAGCGTCATCCATGATTACGATGGCGAAATCAGTTTATGCGAGGCGATTGGCACACTCGAATTGCTGAAGCAGTCACTGATTGAAAGCGCGAAAGAGTCATCAGCCTGAAATAACAAATAAGTGAGATGAATATGGCAGCACCAAAGGGCAACCGATTTTGGGAGGCCCGCAGTAGTCATGGGCGAAATCCTAAATTCGAATCGCCTGAGGCGCTGTGGGCTGCTTGTTGTGAATACTTCGAGTGGGTGGAAGCTAACCCGCTATGGGAGATGAAGGCGTTCTCGTATCAGGGGGAAGTGATACAAGAGCCTATCGCCAAGATGCGAGCGATGACCATTACCGGTCTCACTCTGTTCATTGATGTGACGCTTGAAACATGGCGCACATATCGCCTGAGAGAAGATTTATCTGAAGTCGTTACGCGAGCAGAGCAGGTCATCTACGATCAGAAATTCTCTGGCGCAGCCGCTGACCTTCTCAACGCTAACATCATCGCCCGTGATTTGGGCCTCAAAGAGCAGTCGCAAGTTGAAGACGTGACACCTGATAAGGGAGATCGCGATAAGCGACGCTCTCGTATCAAGGAGCTATTCAACCGTGGAACTGGACGCGATTCTTGATAACCTGAGCGACGAAGAGCAAATCGAGTTGCTCGAGCTACTCGAAGAAGAAGAGAACTACCGGAACACACACCTGCTATATGAATTTACGCCATACAGCAAACAGCGTGAGTTCATCGACGCCGGGCATGACTATCCAGAGCGCTGTTTTATGGCTGGTAACCAGCTTGGTAAGTCATTTACTGGTGCTGCTGAAGTCGCGTTTCACCTTACAGGGCGTTATCCGGGCACAAAAGGCTATCCTGCTGATGGTAAATATGGCGGTGAGTGGAAAGGTAAGCGTTTCTATGAGCCTGTTGTCTTCTGGATTGGCGGCGAGACAAACGAGACTGTAACCAAAACGACTCAACGCATCCTGTGCGGTCGTATCGAAGAGAATGATGAGCCTGGCTACGGTTCCATACCGAAAGAAGACATCATTAGCTGGAAGAAGTCTCCTTTCTTTCCGAACCTTGTTGATCATCTTCTGGTTAAGCATCACACGGCTGATGGCGTTGAAGATGGCATTTCAATCTGCTACTTCAAGCCATACTCGCAAGGCCGTGCTCGCTGGCAGGGTGACACAATCCACGGCGTGTGGTTTGACGAAGAGCCACCATACAGCATTTATGGCGAAGGTCTTACCCGTACCAACAAATACGGGCAATTCTCAATTCTGACGTTTACCCCGCTGATGGGGATGTCTGACGTTGTTACCAAGTTCCTGAAGAATCCCAGCAAGTCGCAGAAAGTGGTCAACATGACCATCTATGACGCAGAGCACTACACCGACGAGCAGAAAGAGCAAATCATCGCATCCTATCCTGAGCATGAGAGAGAGGCGCGTGCTCGCGGTATTCCTACGATGGGTAGCGGTCGAATCTTCCAGATACCGGAAGAGACAATTAAGTGTCAGCCGTTCGAGTGTCCTGATCACTTCTACGTAATTGGCGGGATGGATTTCGGATGGGATCACCCACAGGCGCAGGTTCAGCTTTGGTGGGATAAGGACGCAGACACAATCTACGTTTCACGCGTGTGGAAGGCGAAAGAAAAAACAGCCGTTCAGGCATGGGGAGCCGTTAAATCATGGGCGCATAAAGTGCCAACCGCATGGCCTCATGACGGAAACCAGCATGAGAAGGGCGGCGGTGAGCAGCTCAAAGGACAGTATGCAGACGCTGGATTTATGATGTTGCAGGAGCATGCGACATGGCCTGATGGCGGTAATGCTGTTGAGCCTGGCATCACTGAATTGCGAGACATGATGCTCGACGGTCGCTTCAAAGTATTCAACACCTGTGAGCCATTCTTTGAGGAGTTCCGCCTCTATCACCGTGATGAAAACGGGAAAATCGTCAAACTTAACGATGACGTTCTCTCCGCCGTTCGCTATGCATACATGATGCGCCGCTTCGCCAAAATGATGCGCGACATCAAAAAACCAAAAGAGAAAAAGATACCAGCCCCAATCAGGCCCATCGCACGGAGAACTTAAATGGCCGACGAAAACAGACTCAATTCCATTCTGTGTAAGTTTGACGCAGACTGGATGGCGAGCGATGAAGCCAGAACCGAGGCGACAAATGACCTGTTTTTTAGCCGAGTGTCGCAATGGGATGACTGGCTATCAAACTACACCACCCTGCAATATCGCGGACAATTCGATGTTGTTCGCCCAGTGGTCAGGAAACTGGTCGCAGAGATGCGCCGGAACCCTATCGACGTTCTCTTCCGACCCAAAGACGGCGCTAATCCTGATGCAGCCGATGTGTTGATGGGGATGTATCGTACTGATATGCGCCATAACACGGCAAAGATTGCCGTTAACGTTGGCGTTCGTGAGCAGATAGAGTCCGGCGTTGGTGCATGGCGTCTGGTCACACAGTACGAAGACAACGATCCAACAAGCAACAATCAGGTAATCAGACGCCTGCCAATCCATGAGGCCTGCTCACACGTCATATGGGACGCCAACAGCAAGCAGATGGATAAGAGCGACGCTAAGCACTGCACGGTGATTAACGCCTTGTCACGCAATGGCTGGAAAGAGTTCGCAGAGGATTACGGTATTGATCCGGACACCTTGCCATCTTTCCAGAATCCGAACGACACATGGCTGTTTCCGTGGGTATCGAATGATGTCGTCTACGTCGCTGAGTATTACGAGATAGAAGAGAAGAAAGAGAAGGTCTTCATCTACCGCGACCCGCTGACAGGTGAGCCGGTCAGCTATTACCAGCAGGATATTAAAGACGTCATCGACGACCTGGCTAATCGTGGATTCATTAAGGTAGCAGAGCGCAAGGTGAAGCGTCGGCGTGTGTATAAGTCGATCATCACCTGCACGCAGATACTGAAAGACCGCGAGAAGATAGCAGGAGAGCATATTCCAATCGTTCCAGTGTATGGCGAATGGTCATTCGCTGGTGACAAGGAGTGCTACGAAGGAGTGGTAAGGCTGACGAAAGACGGTCAACGCCTTCGTAACATGATCATGTCATTCAACGCCGATATTGTTGGTCGTTCACCGAAGAAGAAACCGACCTTCTTCCCTGAGCAAATCGAAGGCTACGAATACATGTACGGTGGAAATGATGACTATCCGTACTATCTCCAGAACAGGACTGATGAAAACGGTAACGACCTGCCGATTGGTCCAATCTCCTACATGGAAAACCCTGAAGTGCCGCAAGCCAACGCTTACATGCTTGAGGCTGCCACCAACGCAGTGAAAGAGGTGGCTAGTCTTGGCGTGGATGCACAGGCAGCAAACTCTCAGGTCTCTTTCGATACCGTCAATCAACTGAACATGCGGTCAGACCTTGAGACATACGTGTTTCAGGATAACCTGGCTACCGCAATGCGGCGTGATGGCGAGATTTATGCCTCAATGGTCAATGATATTTATGACATCCCTCGTCATGTAACGCTGACACTTGAAGATGGAAGCGAGAAAGACGTTCAACTCTACGCGCAAGTTGTCGATTACCAGTCCGGTAATGTGGTCACACTCAACGACATTCGCGGTCGCTACGAGTGCTATATAGGAGTTGGACCATCCTTCCAGAGCATGAAGGAACAGAACCGCGCAGAGATTCAGGAGTTACTCACCAAGGTTCCGCAAGGTACTCCAGAGTTCCAGATGCTGATGCTGCAATACTTCACGCTGCTTGACGGTAAAGGCGTCGAGATGATGCGAGAGTACGCGAACAAGCAACTGGTGATGATGGGGCTGAAGAAACCAGAAACACCTGAAGAGATGGAGATGGTGCAGCAGGCACAACAACAGCCGCAGCAGCCATCAGCAGAGCAAATTCAGGCGCAGGGCATCCTTCTGCAAGGTCAGGCTGAATTGCTCAAGGCAGAGAACCAACAGGCGCAGATTCAGGTTGAAGCTGCCAAGGTTGAAGCCCAAAACCAACTCAACGCCGCGAAGATTGCAGAAATCTTCAACAATATGGACCTCGACAAGCAGGCAGAACTGCGTGAGTACCTCAAGCTCGTAGGTCAATTCCAGCAACAGCGCAGCAAAGACGCTCGCGCTAACGCTGAGCTGCTTCTTAAAGATGCAGACCAGACTCATTCACAACGCATGGATTTCGCGAATCTTATGCGTCAAGTTCAAATCCCCTCCGGCGGAGTAGCCGAGACACCTCAATAAGAGAGAGTTAATCATGGACCAAACCACCGACATTCAGGCTTCTGAAGAATTAACCCTGCCCGGCAATCATGCAGCGGCATCTGCTGATGGCTTAGTTGTCGATAATGCCAACGACAACGCAGGTCAGGAAGAAGGCTTCGAGATTGTCCTGAAAGACGATGAGAAACCAAAACAAGACCCGGCAACTAATGCTGAATTTGCTCGTCGCCGCATCGAACGCAAACGCCAGCGTGAGCTTGAGCAGCAGATGGAAGCGGTTAAGCGTGGAGAGTTGCCGGAGCACCTGCGGGTGAACCCTGAGTTACCAAAACAACCAGACCCTAACGATTATCTTTCCGAAGACGCACTGGCTAAGTACGACTATGACCAGAGCCGCGCACTGGCGGCCTTCCAGCAGGCAAACAGTGAATGGCAGATCAAGGCTATGGACGCACGAAGCCAGGCTGTCGCCGAGCAGGGTCGCAAAACTCAGGAGTTCACCCAGCAATCAGCGCAATACGTCGAGGCAGCCCGTAAGCACTACGACGCAGCGGAAAAGCTCAATATCCCTGACTATCAGGAGAAAGAGGATGCATTCATGCAACTGGTGCCGCCAGCAGTCGGTGCCGACATCATGCGCCTCTTCCCGGAGAAATCCGCTGCTCTCATGTATCACCTTGGTGCTAATCCTGAAAAAACACGCCAGTTGCTGGCGATGGACGGGCAATCCGCGCTGATTGAACTCACTCGACTGTCAGAACGTTTAACTCTCAAGCCTCGAGCCAAACCTGTTTCAGAAGCCCCGCTACCTGATGAACCCATTCAGGGACACGCTGTTGCTGCAAATATCTCTGCGATTGAGAAGCAGATGGAGGCGGCAGCAAACAAAGGGGATGTAGAGACGTACCGCAAGCTCAAGGCGCAACTGAATAAAGGAATTCGATAATGGCATTAAATGAAGGTCAACTGGTCACGTATGCTCTGGATGAAATCATCGAAACCGTCCAGAACCTGACGCCAATGGCGTCCAAAGTGACAAAATACACCCCTCCGGCAGAATCCATGCAGCGTTCAAGCAACACCGTGTGGATGCCTGTTGAGCAGGAAGCGCCAACCCAGACTGGCTGGGATTTAACTGGCAACGCAACCGGGATTCTGGAACTCTCCGTGAAATGCAACATGGGCGATCCGGATAACGATTTCTTCGAGCTTCGTGCAGATGACCTGCGTGATGAGCGTTCTTACCGTCGCCGCATCCAGGCATCCGCCAAAAAACTGGCGAATAACATTGAGTCAGCAATTGCCAAACAGGCAACTGAAATGGGCTCGCTTGTTGTTCACGATACCCGCGCAATTGGTCCATCTACTGGCCTGTCTGGCTGGGATTTTGTGTCTGATGCAGAGCGCCTGATGTTCTCCCGTGAGCTAAACCGCGATATGGGCATCAGTTACTTCCTGAACCCTGACGATTACCGCAAAGCAGGCCGCAACCTGGTAGATGGTGACATCTTCGGTCGCGTTCCTGAAGAAGCGTATCGCAACGGTACTATTCAGCGTCAGATTGCTGGCTTTGATGAAATTCTTCGCTCACCGAAACTTCCGGCAGTTACCAAGTCAGCCGCTACTGGTGTAACTGTTTCTGGTGCGCAGAAGTTTAAGCCGCAGGCATACACCCTTGATACCGATGGTAACAAAGAGAACGTCGACAACCGTGTTGCAACGGTGACCGTATCCTCCACCACCGGATTTAAGCGCGGCGACAAAATCAGCTTCACTGGTGTGAAATTCCTGTCTCAGATGGCGAAGAACGTGCTGACTGATGATGCGACTTTCTCAATCACCCGTGTGATCGATGGTACTCACATCGAAATCACGCCGAAACCGATTGCACTGGATGATGCGTCACTGACAAAAGAAGAGAAGGCTTACGCTAACGTAAACACCTCTCTTGCTGATACCACTCCGGTAAACGTTCTGAACGTGGCAACAACCACCGCTAACGTGTTCTGGGCTGATGACTCAATCCGCCTACTGTCTCAGCCGATCCCGGTAACCCATGAACTGTTTGCTGGTATGAAAACGTCTTCCTTCAGCATTCCTGGTATTGGTGTTAACGGCATCTTCGCAACGCAGGGTGATATCAACACTCTGTCTGGTAAGTGCCGTATTGCTGTGTGGTATTCAGCATGTGCTGTACGACCAGAGGCAATTGGTGTTGGTCTGCCTAACCAGACCGCGTGATAACCAGAGGGAGCTTCGGCTCCCTTTTTTATCTGGAGACAAGCATGACACACATGATCTTTCGTCATGGCGACATGAAGAAATGGAAAGGCGTTGGATACGACTTTGAAATCGTGAAAGCCGAAGAGCTTCAGGAATATCTGGATGCTGGTTGGTTTTCACATCCTGATGACCTTTTGAAGGATGTCGCAGATCCAGAGCCAGATCCAGAAGAAAAACAGCGTAAAAAGCCTGGTCGAAAACCTAAGGCGGCAGCAGATGAACCTGACAACGAAGGGTGATTTAGTTCTTGCGGCATTACGTAAGCTCGGTGTGGCATCAAATGCCACGTTAACCGATGTCGAACCGCAGTCTATGGAAGACGGCGTCAACGACCTTGAAATGATGATGGCTGAATGGCTTGGCGGTGATGCGTCACCTGGGATCAACGTTGGCTACATTTTTGCTGATGCAGATGTTGCTCCGGATCCTGGCGATGAGCACGGCTTATCAAATAACGCTATAAATGCTGTCATTTTCAACCTTGCCTGCTGCATTGCTCCGGATTATGCGCTGGAAGCGTCTGCAAAACTTATAACCACTGCCAGATACGGGAAAGAGCGACTCGTCAAACTGTCTGCAATGGACAGGGCAAAAGCCGCTAAATGTAAGTCAGGTTATCCAAACCGTATGCCTGTTGGTAGTGGTAATCAGTTGGCGAAGTGGAACGGTTGGAATTACTTCCACCGGAAGGAACCTTGCGATAACGGGAGCGAATAATGCCGATTCAGCAACTTCCGCTTATGAAAGGTGTCGGAAAAGACTTTCGAAACGCCGACTATATCGACTATCTGCCAGTGAATATGCTGGCTACACCCAAAGAAATCCTGAACAGCAGCGGATATCTTCGCTCATTCCCGGGCATTGCCAAACGTTCTGATGTGAACGGCGTATCTCGCGGCGTCGAGTACAACATGGCGCAGAATGCTGTTTATCGCGTGTGTGGTGGCAAGCTCTACAAAGGAGAAAGTGAAGTCGGTGATGTTGCCGGAAGTGGTCGCGTATCAATGGCGCACGGTAGGACATCTCAGGCTGTAGGCGTTAATGGTCAACTGGTAGAGTATCGCTATGATGGCACGGTTAAAACCGTCTCAAACTGGCCTACAGACAGCGGATTCACTCAGTATGAGTTAGGTTCAGTCCGCGACATTACGCGTTTACGTGGGCGTTATGCGTGGTCAAAAGACGGCACTGATTCATGGTTTATCACTGACCTTGAAGACGAATCGCATCCTGACCGTTACAGCGCACAATATCGTGCCGAGTCTCAGCCGGACGGCATCATCGGTATCGGGACATGGCGAGACTTCATCGTCTGCTTTGGTTCATCGACGATTGAGTATTTTTCCCTGACTGGTGCAACCACCGTTGGTGCTGCTTTGTATGTCGCACAGCCATCACTGATGGTGCAAAAAGGCATCGCCGGGACTTACTGCAAAACGCCGTTTGCTGATTCGTATGCGTTCATCAGCAATCCGGCAACAGGTGCGCCGTCTGTATACATCATCGGCTCCGGTCAGGTGTCACCAATCGCCAGCGCGAGCATTGAGAAAATCCTCCGCTCCTACACTACTGATGAACTGGCTGATGGTGTGATGGAATCGCTGCGATTTGATGCTCATGAGTTGCTGATTATCCACCTTCCGCGCCATGTTCTCGTGTACGACGCATCTTCAAGCGCCAATGGTCCGCAATGGTGTGTGCTGAAAACAGGTCTGTATGACGATGTGTACCGCGCTATCGACTTCATTTACGAAGGCAATCAGATAACGTGCGGCGATAAGCTGGAATCGGTTACCGGCAAATTGCAGTTCGATATCAGCAGCCAGTACGACAAGCAGCAGGAACACCTGCTGTTTACTCCGTTGTTCAAAGCAGATAACGCCAGAGTTTTCGACCTTGAGGTTGAATCGTCAACTGGCGTTGCGCAGTACGCCGACCGACTGTTCCTCTCTGCAACCACTGACGGCATAAATTACGGGCGTGAGCAGATGATTGAGCAGAATGAACCGTTCGTTTACGACAAGCGCGTTTTGTGGAAGCGAGTCGGGCGCATCAGGAAAAATGTTGGCTTCAAATTGCGCGTTATCACGAAGTCACCTGTAACTCTGTCTGGCTGCCAGATAAGGATTGAGTAATGGCTGATTCGAATCTCAATGAGCCAGTAATCATCCAGGCTACGCGGCTCGATACATCAGTCCTTCCACGCAATATCTTCTCTCAGTCGTATCTGCTTTACGTTATTGCACAGGGTACTGATGTTGGTAATGTGGCTAACAAGGCCAACGAAGCAGGGAAGGGGGCTTATGATGCACAGGTGAAGAATGATGAGCAGGATGTCACCCTTGCAGACCATGAATCCAGAATTGAAGCTGCTGAAGCAACTCTCATCAATCATGAAAATAGAATTGCAGCAGCGGAAAGCACTCTTGCAGATCATGAAACAAGGATTACGGCTGCTGAAACAGAGCTGGCTGATCACGAGACGCGAATTGCTGCCAATGAATCTGAGTTAGCAAACCATGATGCGCGCATAACTCAGAATACAACCGATATCGACGCACTTGATACCAGGCTCACAGCGGCAGAAGGAAGTATTTCGACGCTACAAAGCACAGTTGGTGATCACTCAACAAGAATATCTGCGCTTGAGTATGCCACCACGCGCAAGAAATCAGAGGTTGTTTACTCAGGAGTATCTGTAACCATCCCGACAGCGCCGACTAACCTTGTTAGCCTGCTGAAAACGCTCACGCCGTCATCCGGCACGCTGGCACCACTCTTCGACACCGTTAACAACAAGATGGTTGTGTTCAACGAGAACAAAACCTTGTTCTTCAAGTTGTCGATTGTCGGGACGTGGCCCAGTGGAACCGCAAACAGGTCAATGCAGCTAACCTTTTCCGGCTCTGTTCCTGACACGTTGGTCAGCAGTCGCAATGCGGCGACAACAACCGATAACATCCTGTTAGCTACGTTCTTCAGTGTGGATAAAGACGGCTTTCTTGCCACAAATGGCAGTACGTTAACCATTCAGTCAAATGGTGCGGCGTTTACTGCCACAACCATCAAGATAATCGCGGAGCAGTAATGATTCAGTTCAAACCAACGCGAAATATCGACCTGATCGAAGCAGTCGGAAATCACCCTGACATTATTGCCGGAAGCAACAACGGTGATGGATACGACTACAAGCCTGAATGCCGTTACTTTGAGGTTAACGTGCACGGTCAGTTTGGCGGCATTGTTTACTATCAGGAGATTCAGCCGCTGACATTCGATTGCCACGCCATGTACCTGCCAGAGGTTCGTGGCTTCAGCAAGGAAATCGGGCTGGCGTTCTGGCGATACATTCTGACTAACACCACCGTTCAGTGCGTCACATCGTTCGCTGCACGCAAATTCCGCCACGGTCAGATGTACTGCGCAATGATTGGCCTTAAGCGTGTCGGAACCATCAAGAAATACTTTAAAGGCGTGGATGACGTGACTTTTTATAGCGCCACACGCGAAGAACTAATCGACTTCCTGAATCACGGGAGATAGCCATGTTATATGCATTTAAGCTGGGCAGAAAACTGCGCGGCGAGGAACCTTGGTGCCCTGAAAAAGGCGGGAAAGGTGGTAGCTCTGATAAAAGCGCAAAGTATGCAGCAGAAGCTCAGAAGTATGCCGCAGACCTGCAAAATCAGCAGTGGCAGACGATCATGAAAAACCTTGCTCCGTTCACGCCGCTTGCGGAGCAGTATGTTAACCAGCTTCAGAACCTTTCCAGTTTAGAAGGTCAGGGGCAGGCACTTAATCAGTATTACAACTCTCAGCAGTATAAAGACCTTGCAGGGCAGGCGCGTTACCAGAGTCTTGCTGCTGCGGAGGCGACGGGTGGACTTGGTTCGACAGCCACAAGCAATCAACTGGCTACGATCGCGCCGACACTCGGTCAGTCTTGGTTATCAAATCAGATGAGCAACTACAACAATCTGGCAAACGTTGGGCTTGGTGCGCTGCAAGGTCAGGCAAACGCCGGGCAGACGTACGCCAACAACATGAGCAGCATTGCACAGCAAAGCGCAGCACTTGCCGCTGCTAATGCCAATAAACCATCAAGTCTTCAGACTGCAATTAGCGGCGGCACGTCTGGTGCGATTGCCGGTGCAGGTCTTGCCAGCCTTTTGGGAACATCAACGCCTTGGGGCGCTGGCATTGGTGCTGGTATCGGATTGCTTGGCTCGTTGTTTTAAGGGGTAATCATGGCTACTTGGCAAGGAACAAACGGCGGATTGTTGGCTGGTATCGGCGGCGTCAACTCAAACGCTCCGAGCGTAAATGACATCGGCAATACGCTTCAGCTTATCAGGCAGAACAATGATATTGAGCGTTCAGGCGCTAACAATGTTGGGCTGACTGCTTTGCAAGGCCTTTCAGGTATTGCGGGTGTTTTTCAGCAGGAAAAGCAGGCTCAGCGGAAGAAAGAATTTCAGCAGGCATACGCTAATGCTTATGCGTCTGGTGATCGCGGTGCTTTGCGTCAGTTAGCTACTCAATATCCAGACCAGATTGAATCCGTTCGTAAAGGCATGGGATTCATTGATGAAGACCAGCGTAATTCTATCGGTACATTAGCGGCTGGCGCACGTCTTGCGTCATCTTCTCCAGAAGCAATGCAATCATGGCTGCAAAACAACGCCAAGGAACTTACTCGCGTCGGTGTTGACCCTAACAGCGTTGCTCAGATGTATCGGCAGAACCCTTCAGGATTTGGTGAGTTTGTTGATCACCTTGGGATGGCTGCTCTTGGCCCGATTGACTACTTCAATGTTCAGGACAAGATGGCTGGTCGTGAGATTGACCGAGGCAGGCTGGCAGAGACAATCCGCAGCAATAAGGCTGGAGAGGCGCTAACAGCACGTGGTCAGAATATCACGATGCGCGGTCAGGATTTATCGATGCAGAGAGCATCAATGAAAGGGTCGGTTGGGAATAATGAGCGTACAGTTCAGTTAGCAGATGGCAGAACTGTAACGGTAGGCGGGAAGCTTCACGGCGCTGGGGCTAATGCGTTCTACGAAGGTATCGACAACGAGGGGAATATGGTTCGCGTTCCTGCTGGCTCTATTGCCGCTCCGGCTACATCGGCAGCAAGTGCGCAGAATTACGCAATGAAGAAAGATCTTGATGCAATTTCTGGTGCATCAATTGACGATCTTGGCTTCATGACTGGCATTACAGGCTCTTCAGGTTCTCCTGCTCTTGGTGCAGATATTCGTAGCCGTGCATCTGGTGGTGATCAGAGGAAACTATACAACGCTGCACAGCGAATCCAAGGAAAGATGCAGAATCAGGGCATTGCAGCAGCCAGAGACATGGGGGCATCCGGTATCAACACCGTTGCAGAAGCAAAGATGTATTTTCAAGGTATGCCACAGGTTGATTTCTCAAGCCCTGAAGCACTGCAACAATCAATGCGCGACATTCAGCAATATACCGACAATTACAACCAACAATATAACGTTAATGTTGGTAAATCTCAGCGGCAGCAATCTCAACCTACACAGGTATCACAGCCAGCAGCCGGCAGTAACTTTTCTTCACTATGGGGTGATTAATGGCTAAAGCATGGAAAGATGTTATCGCCTCTCCACAGTATCAGGCGTTAGCACCAGAACAAAAAGCGCAGGCTCAGGAGCAATACTTCAATGAAGTCGTGGCCCCGCAAGCCGGAGAAAATGCAGAGCAGGCTAAGCAAGCTTTCTATGCTGCCTATCCATTGCCATCTGTGCAGCCAGTGGAGACACAACAGCCAGTAGCACAGCAACAACCACAGCAAAGTGGATTTATGTCTGATCTTGGCGAAGCAGTAAAAGAGACTGGTCGCGGACTGGTGCAGGCTGGCGTGAATGTGGCAAACATACCTGCATCAGTTGCCGATGCTGTAACAAGCGCGGCGGCATGGGCTGGCGGTAAACTCGGTATTGGCGATGGTACATATCAACCAGCTCCACGAGTAACAACGCAGGGATTAGAGCAGGACTTTGGCCTTCAGCAAGGCGCGCTGACTCCACAAACGACAGAGGGAAGGATATTTGCTGAAGCATTGCCTTACCTCACTCCTGCTGGCGTTGAGAGAGCGGCAGCACAGGCACCAACACTTGCTGGTCGAATTGCTCAGGGGGCAACTCGCCTTCTCGCTGAAAACGCAGTTGGATCACTTGCTGCAAATAGTGCGAAAGATGATGCGGAAGCACTCGCCACCGATTTAGGCGTTGGTGTGCTGGCTGGCGGTGCTATTAACGCTGCCGGACGTGGATTAGGTGCTGCTTATCGTGGCGTTCGTGGTGCTATTGCGCCTGAAGCGCAGCAGGCTATCAGGTTTGCAGAGCGTGAAGGCGTTCCTCTGCACACCACAGACCTGTTACAGCCTACTTCCCGCGTCGGAAAAATGGCGCAGACTACAGCAGAAAATATCCCTCTGGCTGGAACAAGCGGAATGAGAGCAACGCAACAGGAAGCGAGAAGCCAGTTGGTGCAGAGATTTGCCGATAAATTCGGTGAGTATGACCCAGCGGTTGTTATTGACAGCCTTAAAGCGAAAACATCAGGAATTCGTCGTGCTGCCGGTAATCGACTGGAGCAGGTTCAGAATGCTATGGCAGGAGTAAACATTCAGCCTGCACGAGCAGTTCAGCAGATTGATACAGAAATATCTAACCTTCAGAAGCTCGGTAAGGTTGCTGATAACGAGACTATTTCAAAACTTCAGTCCTATCGTGATGAGCTTGTTCGCAATGCTGGTCCTGATGGTCCGGTAAATCTGGATTTGAAGCAATTAAGCGATCTGCGCAGCCAGTTCAGAATGGATGTGAAGGGTGAGCGACCAGTGTTACCAAACCGTTCCGATGCTGCCATTCAGCGCGTTTACAAGGCAATGACCGACGATATCAATGGTGCCATTGGTCAGAATCTTGGCAACGATACTCTCCGTAAATATCAGCAGGCCAATGCCGTCTACGCTGACGAAGCGGCGAAACTAAAGAATACCAGGCTGAAGAATGTTCTCATGAAAGGCGACCTGACGCCGGAAGTTGTCAACAACATGCTATTCAGCAAGAACAAATCTGAAATTAAGACTCTGTATAACTCAGTTGGTCGTGTTGGTAGGGCGCAAATGCGCAATGGCATCATTGGAAAGGCGATGGAGAAATCAGGTGGTTCCCCTGACCAGTTTCTTCGACAGCTTAACATCCTGCAAAACCAGACTGGAATAACATTTAAGGGGCAGGATGCTGCTTATCTGAAAGGATTGAAAAACTACCTTCAATCCACGCAGCAGGCTGCAAAAGCGGCAGTAACAACGCCCACAGGTCAGCAAACCATCCCGTTCATTATTGGGTATGGGACGGCAATGAACCCTGCAACAACTGGCGCAGCAGTAAGCTACGGACTTCTTACTCGCGCCTATGAGAGCGAGGCATTCAGAAATGCAATGCTCCGAATGGCAAACACCCCACGCGGATCAACAGCGTTTGAGAAAGCCATGCAGCAGGCACAAAAGGCCATTAACGCCCTGACTCAGGGGGCTAAGTCTGATGCGTTGTCAGAATAGCTTCGCAAACACCAGGAACGTGCAAAAACCAAATATGTAGAACGCAATATTCAGCGTATCTCTTTGCATAAATCCTCCGTAACTGATGGTTAACTGCTGTCTTTTTTATATAGCTCTTTGAGCGTATCAAAGACAATTTTCTTAACCATATCAGATTGTTGTTCTGCATACGCTCTGCATCGTCAATGTAAACTGATGCAGAGCTTTGTTTAGCCAATGATTCTTCAATCGCTGCAATTATCTCTGAGTTCAGTGACCTGTTATTCATCTTCGCGCGCTGTTTAATTTTCGCGTGGAGTTCATGCGGAAGTCTCAAGTGAAACTTCGCCTCGTCGTATTTGCTGTACATCCTTGATGCCTCACCAGTTGGGTGGAATGGCATCGTAACCTACTGGATAAATCAACAATCGTACCATTTCGGTATGTAACTATAGCTTGCCGCAGCTCTGCTGTGGGGACTAATTGCGCCAGGAGCACATCAAATGACTGACACCAATTACCTTGTCTCTATGCCGTCTACACCTTTTTCGGCGCCACGAGCATTTAAATCAGTGGCGAACGGGAAAATCTATATCGGAAACCCTGACACTGACCCGGTAAATCCTGCTAACCAAATTCCGGTATATGCCGTTAATGAGAATGGATCCGAGGTTCAGGTTTCTCAGCCAATCATCATTAACGCTGGAGGCTTCCCTGTTTATAACGGCCAAATTATGAAGTTCATCACCAAACAGAACTTCAGCATGGCGGTGTATGATACATATGGTTCACAACAATACTATTGGGGCGACCTATCAAAAGTAGACCCTGGGAATCTATTAATATTGCTATCTTCAGATTCTGGAGCATCTTTCATAGGAATGGAAGATGGAGGAAGTGTTCAGGATTTTGCAGACTATGTGTATCCACTGCTTGGCTGGGAGACTCCAGAGGCGCATGGATATGCAAATGGTAAACCTATAGCTGATAACACTACTAGCATTAGGAACGCTATAACCTCAGCGTTTGAGAAGGGTGTTTCTTGTAAATTCATGAATGGTACCTATACTAGCAATCCAGTTATAATAGATATTCCGGCAAATATTGAGGTAAGTCCATCTTCATTTCTAAATTTCTCACTTATCATTCAGGGTAAATATTTCAAAGAGAAAAACAAAGTAAGCACAACATTGCCATGGTCATCTGTGCCGGCTGGCACAACAAACATAGCTGGTAATTTCTCATCATTCTCTATTGGAGGCGCTGCTGCATTGAAGTTGAGGGATGGCGATGGCGGAAGTGCGTCACAAGGTAATGAGACGGGGGTTGATATTTCAAATATTTCAGGTAAAAGCGGAACTTCGCTAACACTAAGCACTCCAACTAGATTTCCATATCAAAACCCTGATGTCATTGAGCTACAAGCTGCAATTAAATACAATGGCACTTTAAATAATGATGACTACATCATCCCTGGAGATTACACTTCTTTATTCTCAGTTGGTGATGTTATAAGGATTGAGAACACTAGCGGGGCGTATTCAGTTGAGGCTAAGCCATATTACTTTGAGTTGGCAAAGATACATAGCATTAACAGCACTGGAATATTTCTTAAGGCAAGACTAAACTACACGCACATAAATCCATGGATTGTAAAATCAGATCTCGTGCCAAATGTTGTTATTTGTGGCGGGGGGAGAATAAAGCGCCTTGAGATTAGACAGTGTGATACCCCAAAAATATGCAATTTAGAAATTGATAGGCTTATCGTTGGCTATAACTATGATTCGACCGTTGAAAGCATCAACTCTATTGGGGTCGGGGAGCCATCATCAATAAATCACACCTATTGTTTTGGTCGATCTAGAGCTAGAGATTTAAGGGTGGGTGGGTCATCATCAGTTACTGATAACGCTGCATGCAAGTTTATGAGTTGTCCCAAGATGCAGATTTCAGGAATAACGGTTGATAATACAACGGCTACTGGCAATCAAGGTGATTATGGTGTGTTTGTGGACGCATTATATACTCCATACTATTGTTGGAACAAGGGGATGACAATTGATGGTGTTATTGTAGAAAAACCAAGATCGACCGTAAACAGAGGCGTATGGTTTTACGGCCTACTAAATTCAGTTGTAACAAACATAAGCGGTGGTCAGGTATTTCTTCAGGGATGTGCGTATAGTGTTTTTACAGATATAAATACACCGGAAGAACCTATGGAAATAAGAGATTTGGTAGGCTCAGATGTTAGGGGGATGTGCAAGTCATTCAGCGTACTTGGATCCATTGACAGTGATTTCAAGATGAAAACCACTGGGCTTGGGACAGGTACAAATATAAACATAGCGTGCAGATTCGGAGCTGGCGTAAGAAATCCAGTCACAGGCGTAGATTACACCATTGGAAGCAACAACAAGGTTGAAGTAAACAGTTTATCCGAATCAACATCGGCAATTACTATTCAAGCGCAATCGCAGGATGGTTTAATAATTGGTGCGGGATGTAGGGATAAATCTTCTGTATCATCAAGTATTATTCTTGCTGGATCAATAACCAACCCGCAAATGGAACCTAACAAACTAAAAGGATCCTTTGCTTCAGGGTCTGGATGGAACGGAGCTAGGGTTAAGGGAGGAATAAATTTCGACGGTAACTACTCTGATGGGTACCTAGTAATCAATGGGAGATATTTGTGGGTTAGTGCAGATAACAAATTAAAGATGAGAACTTCAAAGCCAGACAGTGATAGCCCATCTGACCAGATTATAATCGGTCCGTAATAAAAATGAGGGTGCATTAACACCCTCATATATAT